CACCTTGAACGAGGCGGCAGAATACGCAACTGAATACCACAAAGGACGGATTGCCAACCCAGGCGGTTCGTACCAACTCACCTTCACGAGAAAGTAAACCAATGGACACAATGACAATGGACAAAGAAACCCTAGACCGTTTGGCGGAACTCCCTGCTATCGGTCAAACAGATGGGGTCAAAGGTGACCTACCAGCGGTCTACCTGTGGCTCCTGAACACGAACGCCACATGGATTGTTTGGGAGTACGACCCAATCGAGCGAACAGGGTTTGGACTCTGTGACCTTGGTATGGGGTTCCCTGAACTCGGATATGTGAGCATTGACGAAATTGCTTCGGTGGCCTTGACCCAAGGGCTACCAGTACAACGTGACCCTAGCATCACCACAAGGTTTGCCGGGTACAAAAATCTCTCGCTGGAGGTTCCTGGTTATTTGGTTGGTTGACCAGCGAGGCAGTAACCCCCGGGCATCTGAGCGAACCGGGGGTTTTCTGTTGCAAAAAAAGTTCAAAATTTGTTCCGTTTTGGGTGGACTTTTGTATGACAATGGTATAGAGTTATTACATGGAAACCAACCAAAACCAAACCGAAAGGAACGAAACCATGAGAACCTACACCGAGGCAGTAACCGAAGAATACACGTGGATTACCGAGACGATGCAGAACATCTGGAACCAGGCATTTGACGCAAACAAAATCTACGACCCAGAGGTGGTTTACCTTCACGACCTGGCAGTTACCTTCCACAAGGAACTTAAGGTTGGCGAGGAATATGCCGACAACTTCTTCCACATCATGGAAGAACTGAAAGGGGTACTAGGCGACCTGGGACGAGCAATCCGAGGTGAGAAACTCCCCGACCACATCCAGCAAATGGTACAGGAAGAACGACAGGGCTTCGGCTTCCGGTACTAATCAGAACGGAGAACCCCCCGGCAATCACACCGGGGGGTTTTTCCTAGCGAATTTCCGCTGGATGCGAAACGCGCTTTTCCTTCATGGGCTGACTGGGCGGATTGTCAAGCGCCACGATTGCACGCGCCATGTCATCGGCTAGGGCTTTGATTCGTCCACTGTCAGGGTTGCCAGCAACCTTCAAAATTGCGGAACGAATTTGTTGTTCAGTAGCCATTAGTAACCTTTCAGCAGTTCTAGCTTCTTTTTCTTCAGAGCCAACATCTGCAACGCTACATCGTCCACAGCGGTTGGTTCGTCGTCGGGTCCCAGAATGTCCAACACCCGAGCCAAGAGTGACTTATCGTCGGCGCTAATTTCCTCACCGTTCTCCAGTTTCAGCAAAGCGTCAGCAAGAGCATCACCGTCAACATCGGCTCGTTGTGCCACAGCATCCAGAGCGCGGACCGAAGTCGTGCCAGCGGTTGCGGTATATGCCGGGAACGCAACAATGCTGACCTCGTGTAGTTTCACCTCACGCAAGGTTCGTTCGGTTCCGTTCTCGTTCCATTCGTCCCCACCCTTAGGCACAGAGAACCCAAACGACATTGCGTCTACATCGCCACGACGCAACAGTTCAGCGGCATCTCGTCCAGTTGAAGTATTGGGCAGGTCAGCAGATACCCTCAAGCCTCTATCGTCCTCGACCAGACGAAGTGTACCGGCACGCTTAGAACCGAGAATTTCGCCAGTGTCATGGTTCCACAAGAGTTTTATTTCGTTCCTTGTCTTCAGTGAACGGAGGAACGCACCAGGAGCGATACGCTCAGTAAACGGTAGTGGTTCACTCGGCTGGTCGAACAAAGCGGCATAACCCTCGAAGGTCATACCACCGGACTCGGTTTCACGAACCTCGAACTCTACCGGACTGGTCCGGGTTTCCAATTTACGCACAGATGCACCTTTCGCTCTGCCCTCATTCTCTGCTTCTATTCTAGCAACCACACCGTCAGCGTACTCCATAGCACGACGAGCCGCCTGTTTTGACGGACCGGAACCCCACAGCAGGTGAGCAACAACACCAGCGCTAGGATAGTCCTCATCGTCTGGACTTGCTTGTGGTCGGTCAAGGTCCACAAGATGCCTAGCAATCCACGCACGCAACCG